CAAGACTCTTTATTTAGTGCCCGTTCTTCAAAGTAGCAGTAAGACTTTCGCATCCGGCGCAACCATCAAAGGTCAAATCGTACTGAGACGCGATTAATGGTCATTCGCATTACCGACCCAAAAGAAGAGCGTGCTATCAGAGCCTATGCTATTCGCAAGAAGCTACCAATAAACAAGGCCGTATCTTTGGCCGTAAAAGAATGCGATCAGCTTCTTATGGCTCAAGGCGAGATAGCAACTTGCAGATTCATGCTGAAAGTCATGAAGGAAGACTACTATAATAAAAAGCCCTGAAAGTTTATGGCTTTCAAGGCTTATGCTCTGGGGGGAGGCATACGGCTATGATAGGCCGCTGATTGCAATATACAAAAAAAAAGGCTACCTTCCCCGGGTAGCCTTTTCGCACGCCAATGCTTTGAGTATTTGGCCACCTGCAAAATAAAGCATGATGACAAACAAATATACTAAAATGATTCAAATAGAAATACATAAAAAAAACGGCGAATCTTACCGCGCCGCCGTCCCCTCTCTGAATGCAGTCGTGAATCTTGCCGAAATTACCACAATTTCGAAAATTTTTATTTTTGCCATAACTCCCCGCGAATTCAACTACTTACGCTCGCTTGAACTACCTAGCAAAGTAATTATTACTAGATAAATAAAAAAAAAGACTTGACATGTATTGATATGTTTCGTAAGTTCGCACCGTAATAAACAACGCACTAACAAAGGAGTGAACGCGATGAAACTCAAACCACACAAAATCTACAACACTTTTGCCGAGGCAATGGCTGCAATCTTCTTGCATCCACCAGGCGAAGCTCAAGTAATGCCATACAACGGCAAATGGGTAATCCTCAAGCGAGGTGCAAAATGAAGCCCGATCTTAAGCGCGCGATATTCGAGATGGCCGTCGGACTCTTCGGCGGCCTATTCCTAAGCTACTTAATTGTTTATGCAATCATTAATGGACTAGTACGATGAAACTCAAACCTTGGCATATGGTGGTAATTTTTGCACTCTGCTTTATCGCTATTCGAACCTACGACTTCTGGCTATATGGACAGGAGATAAAATGAGTGACTGGCTGACTATTCGCGAGGCCGCTCAACTATTCCAAGTATCAAGGCGGCTCTTGCACTATATGGCCGTCGGACGGCCTGCAAGTAAAGTCCGAAACGAAAAAGAGGCGGTTCTAAGACAAGTAAAGCAAGTGCCTTATGGCGAAAAGACAATGTATCTATTAAACTATAACGAATTAAAAAGAATACTAGGAGCAAAGAGATGAAAACAATGGCAAAACACACTATGCCCGCCGCGCATAGAGCAACTGAAGAACTTCGCGAGGCACTAAGCCCGCAAGACTTCGCAAAAGTTGAGGATATTCTACGCTATGTGAGACAAACAGAAAATATGCAATTTCAACTTGCATTTAGATACGGACAAGAAGGCAAAACATTCGATGAGTTTATGGCAAGTTTTACTAAACAAGTGCCCTATGTGAACTGGGGCAATAAAATCTAATTTATTAAAGGAGACGAGACATGAGACAAGATTCTGAAGAAAAGTGGATGACTGAAGCATATAAAATTGCATTACAGGCATTGTTATCAGAAAGTGCTAATAAAAGAGCATCTCGTAAAATCTATACAGACAAATTAAATGCAAAGATCAGATCATTAAAACAACAAATCAAAGAGTTAAGAAGGAGAAAAGCATGAGACTAATCACACAAACAGGCGGGATGCAAGTAAACGGACTTAATGTACTAATATACGGCGATCCCGGAATCGGCAAGACCACACTCGCGAATACCGCGCCGAATCCAATTGTATTGGACTTCGATAGAGGACTTCATAGATCCTCACTACTCAAGAACGGCTTGCAGTTCGAATCATGGCAAGACTTGCTGAATAATAAGCAAGAGCTAGATAGCATCCTTGCCAAGCATGATACTATCATTATCGATACGGCGGGCACTGTTATTGAATTAATGCAGATGCACCTTACCATTAATAACCCCGGACTTCTTCGCAATACGATCAAGTTATGGGGCGAAACAAAGCGAACATTCCAAGAGTTTTTTACGCCTCTGAAGTTAAGCGGTAAGAATGTAGTTTTTATTGCACACGCAAAAGAAAAAGAAGAAGGCGATATGCGAATTAAGAGGCCATTGATTCCGGGCGCAAGTTATGACCTACTTATGCAGTCATGCGACCTAGTAGGCTACTATACGACTCAAGGCAATAAGAGAGTATTGACCTTTGACCTCTCTGATAGCATCGTAGCTAAAAATTGCGCGGAAATCGCGCCCGTACATGTCGATGGCTTGCACTCTATGACTACTTGTCTTGCTGATATCTTAGAACATACCAAATCGGCAATAAGCAGACGCTCCAAAGAGCAAGAGGCCGCCATTGCCTTGGTCAGCGAGTGGAGCGAAAAGGCAAAAGCCGCAAAGGATGCTAATAAGTTTGTATCAGAACTTAGCAAAGCAGGCTTAGAGGATGCCTTAAAGCGCGCGGTATGGGCTTCAGTAGTTACTTCATTCGGAGAGCGTGGCTTGCAATGGAATAAAGAAAGCGGTAAGTTTGAAGAGGTGGTGAGATGATTTGGAAATATATGACAGAAAGAATGCTAGAAGAATTAGAAGAAGAATATAATTATGTATGGAAAAAGAATAATGAAATCTATAAAATCTTTCAAGATTCATCCTTCATGGAAATTCCTGAATACGATAGGGTGCAACTTGAAATGCAATACTGCGCTCAAAATCTATATTTAGATATTTTGACAAATAGGCTGGAGTTTCATGGTGAAAATATGCATAGAAAATCTGGTCTAGTATACAATGAAGTTAGATATAAAGAACCAAGGTAGGAGAACAACAATGACTAACACATTCGAAGTCTGGGGCGCATTTGACGAAGACGATATCCTCCTTGACTACTCGCTATCCGAAGAGGATGTCAGAGAGTGGGCTTATGATCGCTTCGAGAAAGAGATGGTATCAATTGCCCGCATTACAATACACGAACGCGAACAAGTGAAGATTCGCAATTTAAGAGACCCGTATCAGGAGTATAGAGATGAGTAAGCAAACAGACTGGACTGCAAAATACTATGAAGGCATGAGAATAAATGCGCATCACCATTATACGAAGATGGTAGAGCAAACAGGCAATTCTCACAGTTTAATACGCACCGCAATAGATTTTTATTGCGAATATCAGAAGCTATCAAAATTTCAAAGGATTATTCAAGCGATACAATTTAAGCGCAAAAGATTTAATCCGCCTTCAGTAGATGAAACGCCAATTACTAATAATTTCAATCAGAATTTGCAAGCATATATTGGAGGCGACCATGAGTAAGCAAACGGCGGTGGAGTGGTTAGTAAAAGAAATTTATCGAGACTTAGTATATGATAATAATGTAAAATGGCTTATTGACCAAGCCAAGCAAATGGAAAAAGAGCAAGTTCAAAACGCATTTGATGAAGGCGTTGATTGGCATAGAGATTATTTTGGAAAACAAAAGGGAATGGTAAAAAATCTACCAGAAACCTACGGAGGCGACAATGAGTAAGCGACCTGTATTTGATATCGTAGAAATTGTAATGATTAGTATTTTCGTTATATGTATAACTGGAGCATTTTATTTTTTATGGAGATGTCCATGAGTAAAACCGCAATGCAGACCCTACGACAATCACTCGACTTCGCATATTATGAGGCCTCAGTGAGTCGGACACCAGGCGAGGTATTATCGCAGGTGAGATTCCAAACAGTTGACTTAATTGCAAAGGAACGCGAGCAAATAATTAAAGCATTCGAGGCGGGCGCAAAACTTAAAGAAGCATGCACGCCGGAAGCGTATTATAGGCTGGTTTATGGAGGTGGTGATGATTGAATTAAAAGCTAGTATGATGATTAAAGCATCCTACGAAATGGATATAAATACTAAGCACCTTATTACATGGATTGGATTTGATGAGATTGTTGACTTCAAAAATGCAGATACATTTAATGGTGTTGTTGTTTTAACAACACGCAATGATCAAGAAGTGTATTATATTCATAATGCAACATCAGAAGAGTTACAGCATAGCATTGATAAGCTTAAATACATGGAGAAGTCGGCTAGGCATTTAGCTGGGTTATTAGGAGGCTACAATGATCAAAATTAGTGCAACCCAGCTCGAATCTTACCGCCGCTTTCTTGATGGTCTGATTACAGTCGAGCAGTTCGAGCGCTCACTTTTGAGACTCGATCCACCTAATGCAATGATGCAAAGAGGCATCGCATTCCACGAGATGATGCAAACCGACAGCCCGCAAGAGTTCGAAGGACAATTTAGCGATAACTGCATTATCAATGCCCGTAATTGCATGGATTACCGCTCGCGAGTATTCGAGTACAAAGTTCGCAAAGTATTCCGCACCCAATTCGGAGATATATCAGTAACAGGCGTCGCAGACCAGCTTATCGGGCTTGATGTTGTAGAAATCAAAACTAAGTATAGTGCAATCAGTTTTGATGACTATTACAACTCAATACAATGGCGTGTATATTGCGAGCTATTCAACGCGCCCTTTGTCCATTACAAGATATTCGAGTTCGACTCACCTGAAGCGATGGACTTCAAAAACAAAGCGGAATACTCATTCCCGAGACCCGCGTACAATTACGAATATGTTCGTAATATGATACACTACTTGCATGAGTATATCTTAGTTCGAGGACTTGATAAAGAGGATGTTTTAAATACAAAAAAATGGAGCGTTGTATGAAAAAGATAGCGCCGTTCTTTGCAGAATATACAGTTTGGGAAGATTACATAAATGGTATGTACAATCCATGTAATCAAAACGAAGAAGAACAGCTGATAACTTATGCTGTAGAAATTTTAAGCAACAAGTCGTTGTTTAAAAGAACCTGCTTGTCATTACTTATAGATTGGCCAATATCTTCAAAGGTCAACTTAACTAATCAATCATGCAATAGGAGAGCATGGCTTGGACAAGCTGCTTGTAGCTATAAATTTAAAGTACCTGAAATATGCACAAGGATAGCTTGGTCAAGGTTGACAGATATTCAAAGATACGAAGCGAACAAAGTTGCCGATACAATAATTAATTATTTTGAGAATACTTATGCAAAAGAAAGTAAGAGATTACATCAAAAAATGGACAACTACAGTCTATTTGAATGATTTACCAGATGAAGCACCTCGAAGGCTTGAAGAGCTTAACAAAGTACCTAGTTATCGACAAATTTGTATCGCTATACTAAAAAATGACAAACATCTTAAAACCTTAGGCCAAAGTCAACCTATTAGCAAAGTGTATAGTCAATTAAAAAGAAAAGAGCTTGAAGAAAGAGGCGTAATACCTAAACAATGGAGACTTGAGTTATGAGTAAGAATGTTTATGAAGCATCGATTGATAGAATTGACTTTATCTTTAAAAATTTTAAAAGAATTTATGTCAGTTTCTCTGGCGGAAAAGATTCTGGTGTTATGCTTAACCTAGTTCTGCAGTATATGAGAAATAACAATATAAAAGACAAAGTTGGTGTAATGATACTAGATAATGAAGCTAACTATAATATGTCTTTAGAATTTATGCATTCTATTTTAGAAGCAAATCTTGACTTGCTTGATGTCTATTGGTGTTGTTTGCCTATAACATTGCCTTGTACCGTTTCTTCCTATGCGACGGAATGGCAGTGTTGGGGTGAAAGGGACAAAGCAAGATGGATAAGACCAATGCCAACCAATAGTTATGTAGTCAATATAGATAACCATAAATTTGATTTCTTCAAAGAGGATATGAGTTATCAAGAATTTTGGGATAAGTTTGGAGACTGGTATGGACAAGGAGAAGAAACTGCTTGTTTAATTGGAATTAGAACGCATGAAAGCTTAAACCGTTGGAGAGCGATACAAAACGAAAACAAGATAATGAAACATGGTAAAAAGTGGACGAAGAAAAATACGAAACTTGTTTTTAATTGCTATCCTATTTATGACTGGAGAACTGAGGATGTTTGGATCGCAAATTGTAAGTTTGAATGGAATTACAATAAGCTGTATGACATATTTTGGAAAGCTGGACTTTCTATACACCAAATGAGAGTCGCATCACCTTTTATGAGTGAAAGTAAATCTAGCTTAAATCTGTATCGTGTCATAGATCCTCATGTGTGGGTTACTTTATGTGCAAGAGTCCAAGGTGCGAATTTTGTGGCAACTTATGGCAAACAGCTTAATTATCATTCATTTAAATTGCCTGAAGGTCATACATGGAAAAGCTTTGTCAAATTCCTACTAGACACTTTACCACCGGAAGTCTCAGAAAATTTTAAGATGCGCTTTGCTCAAAGCTTAAGATATTGGGCAAGAGTAGGGCGCGGATTAGATGACAAGGTTATAAAAGACCTCGAAAATAATGATGTTATTTTTAATCTAGGAAATAAAACTAGGCATGGTAAAAAAGTAAAAACTTGTGTAAAAATGATACCACCTGATCATTTAGACTTTTTAAGATGCCACAATTCAGAAGTTACAAGTTGGAAAAGATTTGCAATAACAATTTTGAAAAACGACCATACTTGTAAGTATCTTGGATTAGCCCCTACTGCAGAGCAAGCCAAAAGACAAAGACAAATTATGGAAAAATACAAAAATATCTAGGAGCGTAAAATGAAAATAGTTGAAGAATTCGAACTTATAGGTTCAGAAAGAGATGTAGATGGCATTGGGTTTAAATCCTTGCGTTATTTATTGGCTAGTGACAACATGGGTTTCTCATTGCACAAAACAATAATACCTAAAGGCGGCCCTTATTATTGGCATTATAAGAAACACTTTGAAGCTTGTTTTTGTGTTAGTGGTGAAGGTATGTTGTATGACATGGTTAATAAAAGGTATTATTCTATAAAGCCTAATACAACTTATGTACTAGACAAAAATGATCCACATACTTTTGAAGCTTTAACTGACGTAGTTTTGATATCTATATTTAATCCACCAGTAACAGGCCGCGAAATACATAAAGAAGACGGCAGTTACGAATAATAAAAAAAAGGAGTGTTTATGAGCAATTTTAAAAGCCCTGTATACAATGTGCTTAGAGTACATATCGACAAGGTTCAAGCAAACGATTACAATCCAAACAAAGTAGCACCACCAGAAATGGAACTTCTTGAAACTTCTATATGGGAAGACGGTTACACTCAACCAGTAGTGACTTATTATGATAGTGAGCTTGATAAGTATATTGTTGTCGATGGTTTCCATAGATATACAATCCTTAAAACATCTAAAAGAGTATATGAAAGAGAAGAAGGTCATTTGCCAGTAGTGGTAATTGACAAGCACATATCTGATAGAATGGCTTCGACAATTAGACATAATCGTGCAAGAGGATCGCATAATATTGACTTAATGTCAAATATAGTTTCTGAGTTGGTAGAAATGGGAAAAGGCGATGCATGGATATGTAAGCATGTAGGTATGAGCAAAGATGAACTTTTGAGATTGAAGCAGATTACAGGCTTAGCTTCATTATTTGCCAATACATCGTTTTCTATGTCTGAAGAAGGAGACTGAAAATGAAAACATCCGCCCTATACAAAGAAGTAGCCGGAATCGAGACTTCGCTTAAGCTTGGAGTCCCTTTGTCTCAGCAATTACGCGAGGAACGCAAGGTAATTGAGAAAACTGCAATCGGATACAAAAAAAGCAAAGGCGAAGGACTCACACCAGATGAAAGACAAGGCATTACGCCGCTTGCACTCAAGTTACCAAACGCAATGGCAGATCGATTCCGAGCACTTGCAAAGGCGCAAAATATCTCACAAAGAGAGCTATTCCGCCGAGCACTAACTAAATACTTTAAAGATTTCGAGGATGTAAAATGAATTCAGTGTTTTTACTAGATGAGGGGGAAGGTCTACCGACCCCCTTCATCAAAGGCAAAAGCCTATCAGAACAACTTCGAGAGGAACGCGAAGAACTCGAACGCAAAACCAAACAAGCAATAAAAACTAAAAACAACCTTGCAGATTATTACTTTGCAAAACAAAAGAGACCTCAACTTCAGTATGCTAGAGTTGATCCGAAAACCAAAAGCGCTCACTTTATGAAACGAGGCATAGACTTCGCATTTGCAAATCCATACGCGGAGCTATCCGGTCTTGAAGTCGAAGTACTTAAACACTTTCCGACAAATCACACTCTTAGAGACAAGGTAAGATTCCAAGAGCTAATAGCAGCAAAGCGGATGTTTATATTCTTTGCAACCGTATATCTGAAGCTCACATCATTCAAGATCGCCGAATACCTAGACATGAATCGCTCGACTCTTTCGCATCATATTTACGCGGCTATGGATGAACTCGATACTTACTCGCAAGTGCAACTAACAGCGCAAAAAATCGAAGACTATCTCTGGACTCGACATGAACAATTTAGATCGTGAAACTACTTTACAAGTCGGATATTATATTGAGGAAAAAATATGCCCTTACATCCGATCGGTCACATCAGTGATCTCGCGCAAGATACAAACCCTAAGCCGCTGGCTACGCTCCCGCTTTCAGCGATTCTTAAAATAGAACGCGAGGAATTGTTCGGAAATCGAACAAAGAAACCGCGCGGGCGTGTTCGAAAATTGAACACCGCCGAGCTGTATGAAGTATCCGAGCGGGTTATTGAAGTGGTTGCTGAATACTACGAGATCAGTATTCAGCATATTCACCAGCGACAAAGCTTCGCAAGGCATGTGGCCATAACAATATGCTATCAAGACTTTGCTTTCACTATGACGGATATCGCTTTTATCTTTAATTGCGATCGTAAATTGCCTATAATTGCAGCCCGAAATATAAAACACGAGCGCATACTAGATCCAAACTTTAACGAAATCTACTTACAACTTATTCGCAAGGCCAAGGCATGAGTATTACTATTTCTTTCTTCAACTCAACACGCGAAACCAAAGCCGCGAAGACCATGGACTTCGACTTCTTTCTGAAGTCAGTAGAACAAGGCATATGGCAAGATATCGTTATTACTTACCGGAATCTACCCGAAGGCGAAAATAAAACCAACTTTAAACGCAAGCTACCTGCTATCTCACCATCCGGCAAGTTCGCAGAACGCAAAGCGGACGCGCTCGAAGCTCACTCGGGTATTCTTTGCATGGATATCGATGAGAAAGACAACCCCGAAATGCAAATAGAGCAACTGCAATCGGACCCGTTTGTATATGCTTACCATCAGTCAGTCGGAGGATACGGCTATGCAGTATACTTCTTAATAGAGCCTACAAAGCACTTAGAAGCCTACCACGCCATAGAAAAGCACTTAGCCGATAGTTATCACCTTATTTGCGATCCCGCGTGTAAGGATACCTCTAGACTTCGCTTTGTATCATTTGACCCGCATCTCTATAGACGCGAGGGCAAAACACAAGTATTTAAACGATACCTTAAGCAACCAAAAGCAGAGGCGCGCCGGTATTACCCACACACCAAATCAGATATAGATCATATCCTTACTCAAATCGGCTCGCGTGGTATTGACCTTGTAGATTCTTACTATGACTGGATGCAAATCGGCTTCGCTCTCGCAGGACACTACGGAGAACAAGGCCGTCACTATTTCCACTGCATATCTCAGCAAGGATCTAAGTACGATGCCGCAAAGTGCGATGCTAAGTATAATGAGTGCCTCAAAAGCGGCAAAGGCCGCGTGCGTATCAATACCTTTTTTTACAAGTGCAAAGATGCGGGTATTGAGATACAAACAGAGCAAACTAAAAGAGTCCAACGATTAGCAACTTACCAAGCACTACAAGGATTCAAATCGGATGCCGAAATAATCGAATCAGTTGTAAAGTTAGCTAAGGAGGATGGCATTCCAACGGAAATAGCAGCAGAGATTGCAGAACAAACAGTTGCAATACCACGCTCCGAGCTAAGCAGAGAAAAACAGGCTAATCTTTTACCCGAAATCCGCGCCGCGCTGGCTACTTATGGACTGAAACGCAATGAAGTGACCGGTATAGTCGAATATCAAGACCGACCGCTTACCGACTGGGATGTTAACACTATATGGGGCGAAATTGCCGATAACCTAGGCTCTAGATGCGCTAAAAGTACCGTCGAAGACATAATTAACTCGGATGCAACGCCCTCTTATAACCCTTTTACCGAGTTTTTCGCAAAACATCAAGACAAAACACCTCAAAACTGCATAGATAGACTTGCCGAATGCATAACACCATACTTCGACGGAGAAACCGAAGAGAACGCACGAGCAATTGCTACTATCTTTATTCGCAAGTGGATTGTATCAATCGTTGCATCCATGCACGGTACTTACTCGCTCTTGATCCTGGTGCTTGTCGGAGGCCAAGGCATTGGCAAGACTAACTTCTTCAGGTGGCTATTACCAGATGAACTCCGAGACTATTATGGCGAGTCTAAACTCGACTCCGGCAAAGACGATGCCATGCTAATGACTTCAAAGCTGATACTATGCGATGATGAGTTTTCCGGCAAAAGCAAAAGCGAGTACAAACATCTAAAAGACATATCATCAAAGCAGTTTTTCAATATGAGACTACCATACGGCCGCCGGACTCAAGACTTCAGGCGATACGCCGTGCTTTGTGGTACTTCAAATGATTCCGAGATCATAAATGACCCTACCGGGAACCGACGCATCGTGCCTATCAATGTCAAGTCCATAGACTTTCAAGCATTTAAAGCGATTGACAAGGTAGATCTACTCTTAGAAGCCTATCATATATACAAAAGCGAGGGAGATACCTCTTGGCAATTGGAAAAACAAGATATTCAGCTACTAAATGACTCTGCAAAGTCCAATGAGCAAGTAGATACAGTCGAAGAGGCTATTCTTATGTATTTCGAAAAGACTGAAGTCGATATCGATGCAAACTGGTGGACTACTACCGAAATTGTATCTCACATGATGCAATTCACAAAGTTGCATTTTAACATGACTCGCATAGGAATCGCTATGAAAAATCTCGGCTTTCCAAAAGCATCAAGGCGCAAAAATGGCAAAGTTATGCGCTGTTACTGGGTTCGCGAAAGGGTACAACACAAACCTGACAACATATATTATGGCTAATTTTCGCAAATAGTCTCAAAAATGGCGTGTTGTCAGGTTTAGGAAAAAATACCCCCTCATTAGGCTATAAAAAAATTATGTGTGTATGTATGTAATATCATGTACTCTATTCCTATAATATATATAAAATAACTTGACAACTTGACAACATTTAGTATAAGTAACTGAAAATAAACAATTTAAGTGTTGCCAGGTTTACTTTCAAACCTGACAACAACCTGACAACATGACAACACTAAGAAAATACCAAGCCGATGCAATCGAGAACCTACGCAAAGCTTTTGCCGATGGACACCGCGCCGTAATTCTTTGCGCTCCGACTGGAGCTGGTAAGACAATAATGTTCTCTGCTATTGCACAAAGCGCATTGCAGAAAGGCAAAAGAGTTATGATAGTGACCGACCGAGGCGAGCTGCTATGGCAAGCAGGCGGGGCGCTTAATAACCTTGCTATCGTTCCCGAACTCATTACCGCTGATACTACCCGGGTAAACTCAAGCCAGCGAATCTTTGTGGCTATGATCGAGACGATATACCGCCGGGCTGAACAGCGGATCTACAGCGAACTACTTCAGAGCGTTGACTTATTCATATTTGATGAGTGCCACAAGCGTACATTCGACAAGCTCTTCCCTCTTCTTCCCTCTCATGCGAGAGTGCTTGGAGCGACGGCTACGCCATACCGAGAGGGGAAGGGAACGCCTTTGACTGACTTGTATACTCACATGGTCGAGGCTTCGACTATTCCGAGTCTTATCTCTGATGGCTACTTAGCCAAGCCTTCATACTATTCCGTGCCTATCGATCTAAGCGGCGTAAAAACCAAGGGTAATGACTTTGATGCTGATTCATTAGGAGCTGAATACTCAAGAATGCAGATATTCAAGGGCGCGGTGCAAAACTACCAGAGGTGGACACCAGGGACAAAGGCCATAGCTTTTGCGCCGAATTTAAAGAGCGCGGCCGAACTCTATGCAGAATTTGAGAAGGCGGGGCACCCTGTAATATCATTAGACGGATCTGCGGGGCTCGTAGAGAGGCGAAACGCTCTCAAGTGGTATAAAGAGACCCCCGCCGCGGTTTTAATCAATGTAGGGCTTTTTACCACTGGTTTTGACGAGCCTTCGATCGAGACGGTCATTCTATACCGTGCTACGAAGAGTTTACCGTTGTTTCTTCAGATGGTCGGACGCGGTTCGAGGACTTGCGAGGGTAAGGACTCATTTACGGTCTTGGACTTCGGTAATAACCTTTACCGCTTTGGGATGTGGGACGATTCGAGAGATTGGACTAAGCCGCCGAAGAAGAAGCGGGATGGATTAGCAGTTTACAAGAATTGCATTCACTGCGACGCGTTCCTATATGCCAGTGCAAGAGTTTGCTCGGAGTGTGGAAAACTTATCCCGAAAACAGAACGCGAAGTTCTCGAAGAGTTAGTTATATTGACAAAGCATGAAGCTCGCGAGATGGCTAAGCTCGGAGGTTTGCCGGATTGGATCGCCTTGACCAAGGCGGGTAAATTACATCCTTTGTATGTTCTGCAAAGTTTGTGTAAGTTGCGAACTGAAGCCGAGGCCTACCGAGATGCGATGGGATATGCAAAAGGCTGGCTATTCATACATAAAGACAAGACAGGACACTTGCGATGAGGCATGGCAGTTTATTTAGTGGTATTGGAGGCTTTGAGCTTGCAGCCGAGTGGATGGGATGGGAAAATACATTCCATTGTGAATTTAATGAGTTTGGATCAAAAGTATTAAGCCATTATTGGCCGGAGTCGAAGCACTATGGAGATATTACCAAATCAGATTTCTCTGAGTTTAGAGATAGAATCGACATCCTCACTGGAGGATTCCCTTGTCAGCCGTACAGCGCAGCGGGCAAAAGAAAAGGGAAAGACGATGCCCGTCACCTTTGGCCCGAAATGCTTCGAGTTATTCGAGAAGTCAAACCGCGCTACATTGTGGGGGAGAATGTTTATGGACTCGTTACTTGGAACGGCGGACTTGTTTTCGACGAGGTGTGCACTGACTTGGAAGCTGAAGGTTACGCCGTATGGCCGATTGTTATTCCAGCTGCAGCCGTCGGCGCGCCGCACCGAAGAGATAGGGTGTGGTTTGTTGCCTACTCCAAGAACGGCAGACATAGAGGGCGGGTGTGTGAACAATGTACAAATAGAGAACGGGAGTTACTTCAGAACGAATGCAAATGGAGTGAGGTGGGGTGTAAAGTTAAGGGATGTTGTAGAGTCGGGCTTGCTACCGACTCCGACTTGTCAAGATGCGAAGGGGAAAGAGAACAGTCCGAGTCAGATAGGGAAAACAGAGCTATCAGTAATGGCAGGAAGCGGCTTGCTACCGACTCCGAGAGCGTTTTGCTACAAAGACAGTGCAGTGGACAGAGGCAAGGGAAATTTAGGAGAGGTAACTGGGACGGGTTCCCGACTGAGTCCCCGGTTTGTAGCGGAGATGATGGGATTCCCTCCGAATTGGACGGAATTACCTTTTCTAAATGGCGAAACGAAAGCATAAAGGCATATGGAAATGCAATTGTCCCTCAAGTTGCTTATCAAATTTTTAAGGCAATAGAAGACCATGACTACCGAGCAATGGCTTAACGACATGATCGACGATATAGTCATGGAATACGGCGTGTCTCATGATACGGCGCGTATTATGCTCTTTGCTTGGCTTGCAGAGTTACTAAGATGGAGTCCGAAGTTTTACGCAATGATGGATTATTTGTTAAATGACTGAGCAATTTATAGGAGAATGAAAGATGACATTGGAAGAACTACTTGAACACAATAAAAAAGCACAAGCCTATCAAGATTCATTACCAATTGAACAACAGATAGAGCTTTTAAAACAATACAAAAAAAGCGTGTTTACATTCCACATGGAAGACGGTCGCAAATTGGTAAGAGGCGATTCAGAATCGGACAAAACAGAAATGCAAGATTTCTTTGCAAAGCACCCTCAAACTGGTTGCAAGTGGATTGAGTTTCATGACTGAACAACAACTACAAGCGCACTGCTTTACCTGGCATTGGAATAATTGCCCAAGAGAGCGCGGGCTTTTGTACATGAATCACAATAACCCCCGCGATGCGAGGCAAGGCGCTCAGCTTAAGGTGATGGGTATGATATCGGGCGTTGCAGATATGACTTACCTATCCAAGAGCGGTCCGGTCTTTCTCGAGTTCAAGACTCCGACCGGCCGGCAAACAGACCGCCAAAAGTGGTGGCAAAGCCAAGTCGAAGCGGCGGGGTATCGCTACGAGATAGTAAGAAATTTTGAAGAATTTGTAAAGTCCATAGATATTTGAGTATATTACACTTATGAATCATTACTACCAAAACATTCACGGCTGGTTTGACTACGAAGAGATAATCAAGCTAGCAATTGACAAAGCCGAAGACGGCGCAAAGTTCGTAGAGATCGGAGCTTGGAAAGGCAAGAGCGCCGCATATGCAGGCGTTGAGATCATGAATAGTGGAAAGGCAATCACTTACTATGCAGTTGATCACTTCTTAGGCTCTGAAGAGCATCGCAATCCCGTGAGTGACTTTTACGACTTTAAATGCCAAAGTGGCGAATTACGAACGGAATATCATGCAAACATCGAGCCTGTTAGCAAGGTAATTAGAACTTACGACATGACAAGCGCGCAAGCGTCTAAGAACTTCAAGAAGCGAAGCGTTGACTTTATCTTCATTGACGGCTCGCATGACTACGACTCTGTTTGTGTTGATATTGAGATATGGCTACCAAAGCTCAAGCCCGGCGGAATGATTGGCGGTCACGATTATACGACGCATGAAACAGTAAAGAATGCAGTAGATACATATTTTACGGACTTGCAAATAGTCGGCAAGTCATGGTTATACATTTCTAGGAGTGAAGAGAATGGACAAGGTAAGTAAACTACAGAAGCTGTTGCCGTATGATTGGCGAATAGTAAACGAATTAAAACGAGAGCTGACTGCAGATGAATATGCGGTGTGTGTTTCGTGGTTGGCTTTTATGAATTTAAGCATTGAAAAAAAGAATAGTTATTATGTTGCTAGGCCTTGTGTCAATATATCAAAAAACGCACAGTTAGACTTTTTGAATTTCTGGGGTTTAGGTGATGAAGAAGTGAAAACAATCTACATTAATAAATCGTCTAGTGAATCAATTAGAAATGACGAGCGCAATGGAATGGAATCAAAGAAAAAACTTAATAGTCTTAATAGATATCTTGAATTTATGGGTTGGTTATAAGTAACTGACAAAAAACAAATAAATATATCCTAGATTTAGAAGGAGTGAAGAGAATGGCAAAGATTGAGATTAGCGGCGAAGTGGTGTATGTCGGAGCGCCTGTAAAGTATTCCGATAAATTCACCAAAGCGGAGATCGTGGTAAAAGACTCGACAAGCAAGTATCCTGAATTTATCAAGTTCGAGGCGATTAATGACAAGGTCGAACTCATGCGAGGGTATCCAGTTGGTACTCAAGTAATTGCAGAGGGCTTTGTCGGTGGTAAGGAATACCAAAAGAAAGAGGGCGGGATTGGATACATCACAAGTATCAAACTCGCTAAGATTTACGAAAACAAGCCCGCGCCTGTAGAGGTTCCCGATGCTATACCATTTTGACGATAGCTTTGATGAGATGCCTACTCTTGACTGGGAGGAACTCAAAGACAAAGACTTCAAGACAGAGATCATGAAAAACGGCGTGCCTTTCGAGGCGCGTCTGTTTCTCGCGGGTTCGGGATGGAAGCTGAAGTTAACTAACAAAGTAACAGGCCGTTATGCTTTGGAGCTTAGGTTCCGAAATATGAGTCTTAACGATGCGATGGTAAAAGCGGAATTCTACATATTGGAGAACTTGGAATGAGACTTGAAGTAATTATTCCCTATCGCAATCGCGAGGCTCACATTCGTAAACAGATACCTCACTTATTCAAGACGCTTGAGGCTCAAGGCTTGGAGTTTGGCATAACGATTGTAGAGCAAGAAGAGGGCAAGCTGTTTAATACCGGCATGATGAAGAACATCGGATTCCTAGAGTCTCAGCATGCTGATTACTTTTGCTTTCACGATGTGGATATGTACGCTCAAGACGCGGATTATTCACCAGTCACGATGCCGACTCACTTGGCAAGGTATGTAGAACAATACGACTGGGATATGCCATACCGTGCTTACTTTGGCGGTGTGACGTTATTCGACAAAGATAGTTACCGCAAAATAAACGGGTACTCAAATGAGTACTGGGGCTGGGCTGTCGATGACGACGATCTATACTGGCGATGCGTATTAACAGGCTTTGCAAGGAGAGAGGGGCGGTTCTGGTCTGATGATCATGACCGCGAGAACTATGACAAATGGCAAGAGGAAAACTGGAGTAAGTTTCAGGCTTCGCTTTTGGATACTGAAGCCAAGAGCGGAATTACAACAACGGAATACACTGTACTAGAGTCTAAGCAATTTAATCCACAGCTTAGACGCATTTTAGTTTCTATTTAGGAATAATCACAATGGATGCATTGAAGACCTTTGTCCCTTTGGTCGCATTATCAGTAATTGCACTTGGTGCGACCTTAGGAGTGGGAGATGGGAGTTTTAGCACATTCGCGGTCGGTCTTAGCAAGTATGCACTTGCAGTGGGGGCGGCGTGGTTTGTGGATTCGTACTTAATCAAGGAGGTAAATACTCGTGAAATTATCGCACAAAATCCTATCGCTTACGCTCTTTACTTGTCTGCTAACATCATCACCGCTGCACTCTGCTTCTCTCAGTCCTAAAGTCCTCTTAATAGCCAAGGGATTTATCGGCACGAAAGAAGAGGGCAACAACGGCGGCTACTGGGTTCGCCGCTTTCAAGCGAGCACTAAGAGCCCAAAGGGCGCTCAATGGTGTGCAAGTTTTGTGAACTTTTGCTTAGACTCTGCAGGGGTCAAAGGCTTGCCGTTCACGGGATCGGGACTTGCTAGGCACTTCGCTACACGGAATAAGACCATAAAGGCTACGAAAGTCATTGCTGAAAACATGACACTACCACCGGGCACGATCATTGTATGGCGAAGGGGAACTACTCCCTTTGGTCATGCAGGCATAGTAGATAAATGGCAAGGGAAGACCGGGACTACAGTCGAAGGAAATACAAGCTCCGGACTTCGCGGCTCTCAGCATGACGGTGATGGCGTTTGGGCACGCACGCGAGTAATTAACCCGACTTCATACTTCAGGATTACGGACTTTGTGATTTATTAAAAATAAAATTTCTAAGTCCGTTTTACTTGTGCTTATATTTGTTTTGCCAACATAGGCACTCCTTATCTCATGCCTTCACTCCGCGGGGGCTTCTTTCGGGAAGCCCTTGTTTTAAGATAGATACAATGGATATATTTAGTGAACTCTTGCGTAATGTTCTAGCGACTCTGGTAAGTACGGTAACGATTGTTATTATGTTCTTCAGATTCATGAATAGGGAACGCTTGCAACACGCAAAACAAATTGCAGATGTCATTGAGAAAACGGCTAAGCACGTATTTAATACTGCTACTTTAGAGCACCGCGTGGCTAACTTGGAGAAGACCGAGAAAGAGCAAGCGGAATCGATAGACAAGCAATTTGCTTTGGTTCACTCAAGACTTGATCAGATCTACTCCATAATTGCAGGGCTTAACAAGTGAGTTTGCATTTTGGCTTTAAATATTGGAACGAGCCTACACCTGCAAAGATTCGCAGAGTGTCTAGTGCTTTAGCCGCCGCTGGCATTGCCGGTTGCGGTTTTGCCTATTTACGCGATAATGTAACTCTTGCTATTACCTTGCTTGGGTTTGCGGTTGGTGGGTCTTTCATTGCAAAGCTATTTACGGATAAGCCATGAGAAGAGATAGATTCAATATAGCAATTTACCGAGGTGAGACTTTCTCACTTGCAGTCGAATTGAAAGACGCGGACGGCGCGGCTATTACTTTGGTGAATGCGACTTTGACAGCTCAATGCAGAGTAAAGGCTACGAATGCGACGCTCTTTACTTTCAATACGACAATAACCTCCCCTGCAAGCGATGGTAAGTTTTCGATCTCTTTGCCGGGAGCTACAAGCCTTGCCTTGACTCCGCAAAAGGGACTTGTGTATGATGTCAAGATAACATGGCTTGGTGGTGATACGAAGTATTGGCTTGGTGGTGATTTGGATATTATTGATACGGTGACTTCATGAGTACTAACAATGTAGTCATTACGGCGCTTCCTGAAGTTGTCCGAGTTTCAGTCGGTGCTACGATCAACTCAGGCGCGGCGGTTTTCATCTGGAATGAAACTCCGACGGGAAATATCAACGGCTCAAATGCGACTTTCACATCATTGCAGAACTTTGTCCCTAACTCTTTGCAAGTCTTCATTAATGGCGTATTGCAAGTGCTTACAAACGATTATACGACAAGCGGATCGACGACAATAACTTTGAATGTTTCGCCTGTCGTTGGTGATGTTATACGAATACATTACAAACTAGGATAATACGATGCCAGAGACCACAATAGCAGGCCGTCAGATTAGAGATGGTGCGATAACCAATAGCAAGGTATCAGCGGGCGCTGCAATAGATTCGAGTAAATTAGCGGACGGCGCGAACTTTGTCAAGAAGGATGGGAGCGTAGCGTTTACGGGCGCTCAGTCAATGGGTAACAACAAGCTTACGACCATTGCAACTCCGACTGACTCAGGCGATGCTGCAACCAAGGGGTATGTAGATACGCAAATAGCAGGCTTGTCAAGTGCTTACAAGTATCGCAATGTCCACGCGGCTACGACTGCGAATATCACCATAAGCAATCCCGGAACGGATACTTTCGACGGTCACCAACTTACAAGCGGTCAGCGCCTTTTGGTATGGCAGCAATCTACTCAAAGCCAAAACGGTATCTATGTTTTTAACGGATCATCAAGCGCTTTAACTCGTGCAACTGATTCGGACGCATGGGACGAGCTTACAGGCTCTTTTGTCCATGTGGACGCGGGTACGACTTATGGCG